TCAAATTCATTTTGTTTTAAAGGTACACTTACCATATCTTTTATGTATTCTTCATATTCTTTTAACTCATGTGTTAACAATTCTTCAGCTTGTTCCATAGTTATTGACATATTATCTTCTACAGGTGTGCCATCTATTAATTTTAAAGACCCATAACCGATTGTGGCTTTGTTTGCAGGGCATCTATAAGAAACAACTTTTCCATCTTTATCTTTGGGACAACCCTCGTAATGTTTTATAAGCGTTACGCCTTCTTGTGATATATGCATTTTACTCTCCTTTTTCTGGGGTATGAGATGCTCCGAAATAAAACGAAATAATTGCACTTGCTAATCCTCCAAGATAACCAAGCACTAAGTTTATTAATGCTTCACTGTTTTGTTCTGGTGGTTGTAGTGTTACTAAAAATATGTAACCAAGAAAACCACCTATAGTAAATAAACCTATAATTCTAGCTGTCCAATCTTTACTAAACATACCTCTAGCATTTTGTTTATCTGCTACTTCTAGTTTAAATACATCTACATCAAGCTCTTTCATTTGTACTTCAAACTCTTGTTCTGCTTTTTTAAGCTCTAACATTTGTTCTGGGGTAGCATTTTGTATAGCTTGTTGTATAGATTTTTGGTCATTAGATACACCTAAAACACTAGCTATTTTTGACATAGCCATATTACCCATTGGTCCACCTAATGCTGTACCTATTGTTGGTGCTACTGCTCCAACTATATTTTTTAATAATCCTTTCATAAAAATCCTAATGTACTGTATATATGCTAATAGGTTTTTCTTTACCTTTTACATAAATACTTTTTAATTCTTTTAATGTTATTTCAGAATTAAAGTTTTTTGCGTTAATTGTATTATATCCAATAACAATATCTTCACCAACTTCCTTAGTAGAGCTTTCTAATCTAGCAGCAAGATTAACAGCATCGCCTATAGCTGTATAATCAAACCTCGTTTTGCTTCCCATATTACCAATAACAGCATAACCAGTATTAACACCTACTCCTATCTCTACATCAATATTAGCTTGTTTAATTTTTTCTTGTATTTCTTTAGCACATAATACTGCGGCAGTTTCATGGTCTGGTAAATCTATAGGTGCATTAAATATAGCCATCATTGCATCGCCTATATATTTATCTACCATTCCTTGATATTTTTTTACTGCATCTGCTTGTATTGTTAAAGCTTTATTCATAATTTTAGTTACTTCTTCTGGTTCAAGCTTTTCAGACATAGCAGTAAAACCTCTTACATCTGTAAATAAAAATGTACAGTATCTTCTTTCACCACCTAATACTAATGAATCTGGATTATCTTGTAATTTTTTAACTTGTCTAGGGTCAAGATAATGTTCAAATTGTTTTTTAATCTGTTGTCTTAATTTATATTGTTCTCTAAATCTAAGATAAAAAGCTATTGAGCCAGTTATAAATTCAGATATTAAAGTCCATGTAACATCTATTAATATTCCTTTTTGTATAAAATAATATCCTGTACTTGCTGTTATAAACATAGTAATTAAACTTAATGTTATTCCCCATGTAATTCCAAAATAAAATAATATATACCAAACTAAAGAAACACCTAATACAAATATTAACAAGTTAATACTTATTGCCCAATCAGGTATGTAAGGACTATCTTGTATTAAAATTGATTCTGCAAGTGCTGCTTGTATTTTATGTGGTTCTAATAAACCAACTGGAGTT